TGTAAACTTAAAGAATTTTCTTGTTCATTAATATCACTAATATAGACTGGACTTGAAGTGGCAATTAAATTTTCAGTTTCTCTTTGTAATATTTCAACCTCATCTCCTTTTTTTAAACTGGATCTATCAATGACAGATCCTAATTCAATCCTACTATTATCAATAATCTGATATCTTGAACTGGTATTATAAATCCAAGAATTAGCAAAAATTTCTTTATGGGTTTGATTTAATTTCGGGTTTTTAATCTTGTCTCCAAGATTTTTAATTGTGATTATATCACCTTCTTCTACCTTAAAATTTTCACTTTCTTCAACTAAATTACTAATTACTCCAAGAAGTATTAATTCGACTTTTTTAGATGTATCTCCATCTTCATAAGAATAGTAAGTATCATTAGATCTAATATTTGATGCTGTAGGTATCGTATCACTGATTCCAGTACATCCAAAAAATTGATTAATACTTTTTCCAGTATAAGAAATAGTATTGGTTCCAGAAACTAATGTTCCTGATTGTGGGAAACTTACTGTCGAATCTACATTTAAAATAGAAGATCCTGCGGATACACTTTCTATTAATTTTGTATTGGGTGTAATTATAAAATTGCCTTCTACAGAAGATTTACCATCATTCCCAATATATAATTGAATTTTATAAAAAGTTTTATTTTTTGCATAAAATGGTTCTACTGCAGAAATTGAAGCCGTTGTATTTGCATCAGTAGTTTTTATAAGTGTTTGTCCAACTATCTTCGAAGGTTCTCCCGATACTAATTCTGTTACTATAACTTCTCTTCTCACATAATTTGCAGAAGATGGTTTAATTAAGTAGTCTTCTAGATTTATAATTGAAGGTGTTTCTCCAAATATAACTTTAAAAAGAATTTTTATTGCTTCATCTGTTCCTTTGGAAGCATAAAAATCTTTTGCTCTTTTTATAAAATTTCCAGCGTCAATTTGATCTGCAAATTTAATACTCTCTAATCCAGGAGTGAAAGTTGATTTTAATTTTTTATAAAATTCTTTTAAAAACAAAGAACTTAAATTTTGAACAGAAGAATTTGATTGATGTTCTGCTGCGGTTGATGTTGTAAATACTAATTCGCCATGATTTAAATCTTGATGGTAATCCGTTACTCCACTAAATCCGCGTACGCATCCAATAAAACTATTGGTAGTTATTCCAGTATATGTGATAATTTCATCATCAATTTTAAGAAGTCCATATTGATTAGGAAACCCTTTCGTACTAGAGACATTAATTACAGTATCTCCACCAGTAGAAATTCCACTTAATATAGTACTATCGACAATAACTTCTGGTTTTAGATTATCTAATTTTAAATACTGATCCAAGTTATCAGTAAGATCTGTAGGACCTCCTTGATATTCTTGAGAAATATAATATTGTTTTAAAAAGTCTACCGTTTTTGGACTCTCATCCAAGATGAAACTTGGAATCTGATTATCGATCAGATCCTGTACCTTAATTCTAGATTCAAATCCAGTTTGTATCATATTACTTTCTTATTAGATTTCCGTTTGAATAACTTGATGTATAAAAATCATTAACAAATCTGGTTCCGGATATTTCATCTCCAGAAGCAATTGCATCTCTTACAATATTTATTGTACTTTTAGGAATACTTAATGAGATATACAGGTCTCTCAGTCCGACGACATCATTAGATTCTGGAAATGCTTGAATTTCAATAATATTACCAGAAACTGCAGTTTCTGTGACATTTACAGTACCAAGATTAATTTCTCCCTTTCCATAATCAACTGTTCCTGCAGACTTTACAATTACTCTCGTTTCTTCAGATACTTGTTTTACAATTGAAATAATTCCTGTTTTTAAATCTGCATTAGGAACATCTGTCAAATAAACAGTATCTACTTCTCCCGAAATTTTAAATCCTGTAGATTTAATATTACTTCCTTGAGGTTTCACATTAAATCTATTTCCAAAACACAACTCATATTGAGCAAATTGATTTATTACTGCCTTTAAATCTCTACGAATAATGACTTTTGTAATATTTGATGTAATCGCAGTATCTGTATTATCAATAACTTGCTGTATTTTACTATATCTAAATCTTCCTCCAAATTTATTTAAATCTAAAGATTCTGAATATTTCTGCAAAGAATTTATGACAGAAGTTTTTAATGAATCCACACTCGATATTTGCGAATAATTGTAATAAACAGAACTATTAAGTTCAACATAAAGAATCTTAAGATCTGTTATTTTTTGATTTATTCCAGATACTGTAAATTGTTTTAACTTTGATAAAATTTGTGTTTTATTAAAATCTGAAACAAATGATCCGTTTTTTGGTTTAATGCTGATTTGAACTGTACCAAACTGGGGAGGATCCATTTCCTCACCACCGACTATAGATACTGATTCGGTGTCTGGATATATTCTTTTTATAATTGCCTCATAGTCTCTTGATGTAACAGCTCTATATTGAGACGAATATAATCTTGGAGCATAATATTTGATTGAATCTATCGGTTCAATATCTCCACCATTAATTGATGATTGATTTGTAGTAATCGTGACAGTTCCTGGATCGATAATCTCACCAGATGCACTCTCTAATGTTCCGGAGAATGAAAAACTAGAAGCACCATTGCCATCTCTACCATCAGTAATAATGTAGTTGGCAGTAATTATCGTCCCATCAGAACCAACTGCATCACCAAGTTTTTTACCAATCAGTCCATCACCAAATCTTAATTCATATCTTTCATCTTGAACTTCATTAGTAAAGAAAATTCTAGAGTTTTTATCTATATTAAAAATATTTTCTGAAAGGAAGTATTCGACACCAAGTCCAGATTGTTCTGTTTTTTTAACATATACCTTGAGTGTCGATGTATCAACAAAAGAATTATTCAGAACAAATCTTTGATCCAAAGAACCATCATACTGAAATTGTTTGGTTAAGAATATTCCCTGATAAACATTAAGGTTGTTAAAGGATGCTATATCGTTCACAACGTTTGCTGTAACATCTTCTGAGACGGCAAAGGTATATGTAGTATCATTAGTGCTCCCTATACACACTATACCTGCCTTCAGAGTGAGTGTAGGAGTGCTATCAGTTGTTACGTTAAATGATATTTGTGCCGTAGATGAGACTCTGGAACGGGGAACATATCCAATATTACCGGCAAGAGAAACCACATTCTCTCGAAGAGTTGCCGAATCCAAAAAGGATTCATTCACAACCATATTCGAATTAAATGCAGTAATATAAGTATTATATGCTAACGTATCAATTAAAACTGAAAAATTTGATCCTTCAAAGTCAAAGTCCGTGAATGTAGAGTTGGCACGGAGATAATCTTTGATAGATGTTTTTATCTGATCAAAATCTAGATTTGTATATTTTGTAAAAGGCATTTTATCTGGTTGCCTCTAAGAGGAATGAATATTCTTGTGTCGGAAACTCTTGACCAATAATATCAAATATAACTGTTACATTAAATGTGTTTTCGTCTGGTATTGGATCTACTTGAACGATCAAATTTTCGACTCTATCTTCGAAATTATTAATCGCAATTTCAATTTGATCCTGAATCACTGATGCAGTACCAAAATCAACAAATTCAAATAGACTTCTTCTTACATCAGAACCCAACAAAGAGTTAAAAAATCTCTCTGTTGGGATAGTTTCTACTATATTTCTTACGGAACGACGAATTGCGTTCTCATTTTTTAGAATCGGAAGGTCTTTTGTCACAGGATGGGGCTCAAAAGACAAACTAATGTCCTTAAATGCCCGTGATATCCTCTGAATTGCCATTGTTAAAGAGTTTTCTTAATTATATTTATACTCTATTCCTGAAGATTCTTCTGTCCTTCCTTTAAATCGTCGTGCATAATCTCTTGGAGTACTCTTTCTTCTGGATCATTCGTTTTTTTGGGTAATGACCAGTAATCTGTGGTCAAACTTGTTGTTCCCCACACTTCTTTCATGTAACTTGTACTTCTATCAACTGGTGAATTGCCCATTTTACTCCTATTTTGTTGAAATAGAACTTTTTGAGGGGTTCCTATCCCTATTTTTATTTATTTTTCACCCT